GGACAGGGATGGAGCCCCGGCGAGGACGGGTTTCCGAGCGCGGGTCGGATCGCCTGGGCTCTCTGGGGCGGCGATCCGGGGCAGGCATGGGCGAGCAAGTTGACGCGGCAGATGAACGCGGCAGACGAAGGTGAAAGGAGCACGACGATGAACATCGAGCGACGTTCCCTCGCGATTGACGAGATCGAGTCGGCTGTCCCGCTGCTCGCGGTCGAGAGCCGCAGCGAGGACGACGGCAGCGAGCGTGAGTACATAGTCGGCTACGCTGCGAAGTTCGGCGTGCTGTCGCTGGAGCTCGAAGGCTCGTTCATCGAGCGGATCGATCCTGGTGCGTTCGGTATCGTCGCCGAGCGTCGCGGGCGGCGACGGCCGCTGGAGACTCGCGCCCTCTGGAATCACGACGCGAACTACCCGCTCGCGAGGTATCCCGGCACGTTGTCGCTCAAGGTGGACGAGGTCGGGCTGCGGTACGAGTTCCCGGTGCCTGACACGACGTACGGGCGGGACATCGCAAGCAATATCCGCGCTGGCATCGTCAAGGGCTCGTCGTTCTCGTTCACCGTACCGAGCGGCGGCGACGAGTGGAGCGTCGAGGACGGACGCAGCGTCAGGGTCATCAACCGCATCGACTCGCTGCTCGATGTCGGGCCGGTCACGTTCCCGGCGTACCCGGATGCCGACGTGAAAGTCGCCCAGCGGTCCTACGATGCGTTCGTTCGGCAGCGTGACGCCGAGGCTCATCGTCGCATGGCTGCGGCGGCCCGTGCCCGAGAACTCCGCGAGTACCTGACACAGCATGGCCGCTAAGTCCGGCGACACGTGCGAGCGGTGCAAGGCCGCTCGGCTCAACGTCGCGTCGAGTCAGGCACGAGGCGAGTACCAGACTCGCTACCTTCGCTGCCCCCGCTGCGGGCACACCGACAAGCACGTCGTGCATTCCGAGCACGTGCGTCGTCGGGCCTTTACTGGTTAGTAAAAGACCCTCGCGTCGAACTGCAAGGGTGCCGGTCTGGCTCCGTAGGTTCGTGGATAGGTGGCGTGAGCGTCGCCGCATCCCGACCAAGGAGAGCCCATCGTGGACAAGATCAAGGCACTGCTCGACGAACTCGCCGCTGTCGTCGCCGAGATGGAGGCGATGAGCGAGGCTCCCGCCGAGGGCGACGCCCCCGCGATGGACGCGGAGGAGGAGTCGTCGCTTCGCTCGCTGTCCGAGCGTGCCGACAAGCTCCGCAGCCAGATCGAGCTGCTGCGTGCCATCGAGGCCAAGAACCTCGAACTGCGTGCCGTGCTGGAGCGTGGTGCTCCCGCCAAGGCGATCGAGAAGGCTGCTGCCGAGGAGACTCCCGTGGAGAAGCGAACCGTCCCCGCGATCCCCGTGTCGCACGGCCCGCTCAAGGCGTTCCGTAGCGCTGAGTCGGCGTACCGCGCTGGCATGCACATCAAGGGATTCATCTTCGGCGATGCCGAGGCCCGTCGGTGGTGCAATGACCACAACGTCGAGAGCCGCGCCCAGGCTGGCGGCGTCAACTCGCTCGGCGGTGTGCTGACCTCGCCGGAACTGAGCAACGAAATCATCCGGCTCGTCGAGGAGTACGGCGTGTTCCCGCAGTACGCTCGCCGGGTGCCGATGTCGAGCGACACCCTCAACATCGCCCGTCGCACCGGTGGGCTCGCCGCCCGTCCGGTCGGCGAGAACGCCGAGGTGCTCGCGAGCGACGTGACGTTCGACAACGTCGAGCTCGTCGCGAAGATCTGGGGCGTGGCGAACCGCGTCCCGAACTCGCTGCTCGAAGACTCGGTCATCGACCTCGCGGACCTCATGGCCGTCGAGACGGCCCAAGCGTTCGCCGAGGCCGTCGATAATTCGGCGTTCGGTCCTGCCGACGGCGAGAGCACCTACCACGGCGTGGTCAGCATCACGAAGAAGATCGTCAAGGCTGCTCACTCGGCGTCGGTCGTCAGCACGACCGCTGGCACCGAGGACACCTACGGCGAGCTGACGATGAAGAACTTCACCGACATGGTGGCGAAGCTGCCCACCTATGCTCGGCGGAACGCCCGATTCTACATCTCCCCGTCCGGCTGGGGCTCGCGATGCTCCCCGGTGGTGCGAGCGGCCCTGGCGGCAACTCGTCCAGCGACGTGGCCGCCGGGTTCGGTGAGAGGTTCCTCGGATACCCGGTCGTGCTCGTCTCGGCGATGCACTCCTCGCTCGACGATTCGAGCGGCGAGGTGGCCTGCCTCTTCGGCGACCTCTCGCAGGCCGCCGTCTACGGCGAGCGTCGGGCGATCCAGATCCGCACGGCGTCCGAGCGGTACATCGAGTACGACCAGACCCTCACGTTCGCCACGACCCGCAACGCGATCGTCGTGCATGACGTGGGCTCGACCACGAAGGCTGGCCCGGTCGTGGCTCTCAAGTTCGGCTGATCCGACTGACTGACTTTCAACCCTCCGAGGAGATCTGAACAGTGAACCATCTCGAAGCCACGAAGTCTGTCGTCGGCCACACCGAGAACCTGACGGCGGCGCAGACCCACACGCTCGTCATCGACCGTCTCGGCTACGAGTACGTGTCGCTCGACGTGGGGCAGGAGCCGTGGACGAACGCTGGCTACACGAGCCAGGCGGCGTTCACGGTGCTGAAGCTCAGCGAGTCGGACGACAACTCGTCCTACTCCGACGTGACGGCGTTCGTCGGTGGCGGCACCGGCGGCTTCACCATCCCGACGCCGACCGCCACCGCTGGTGACGTGGTCGTGCGGATGGACGTGGACTGCCGGGGCAAGAAGCGCTACCTCAAGGTCACCGCCACGCCGTACACGACCGGCACCGTCTACACGGTCGCCCGGCTCGGCAAGGGCAACGACGGCCCGGTCAGCGCCTCCGCGAAGGGCGTCAACGCCACGGTCAGCGGCTGATCGGCTTGACAGTACCGACACAGTGAGCGGCGGGTGGCGACGAGCCGCCCGCCGTTTCGCTTTGGAGGGTGACGCGTGATCGTTCAGGTCGGCGATACGTCGGTCGAGGTGCGTGCCGAGGCGGTGCTGTCGGCTCCGAGGTTCGGGCCGCTCACGAACGTGTTCGCGTTCATCGAGAGCCTCATGCCGCTGCACATCCGCCCGACGCTGGGCCAGGGTGCCTACTGGTCGATGGCCCTCACCAGGATGCTTGAGATGTTCTCGGACAAGACCGAGTACATCATCACGCTCGACTACGACACGTTCGTTACGCAGTCCGATGTCGAGCGGCTCTTCGCCTTGGCGATGACGTGCCAATGCGACGCCCTCGCCCCGATCCAGGCGAAACGCGAGGACGGGCGGCCGATGCTCACGCTCCTTGACACGATGGACGACCCGCCAGCCGACGGCAAAACCGAACTCCCGTTGTCATGGTTTGCCGAGCCAGTGCAACAGGTCGATACGGCGCACTTCGGTTGCACGATCATCAGCACCAGGGCGCTCAGGCGAACGCTGAAGCCGTGGTTTCACAGCAAGCCCGACGCCGAGGGCGGCTGGGGCGACGGGCGGATTGACGACGATCTCTGGTTCTGGCGTCAGTTCAAGGCGTCTGGCAACCGCCTCTTCATCACGCCCCGCGTGTGCATCGGTCACGGCGAGTACGTGATCTCGTGGCCGAGCAAGGATTTCTCGGGTCCGGTGTTCCAGCACACGACGAACTGGCAGCGGACGAAGAAGCCGCCGGAAACTGCATGGAGGGTCGGCGAGTGAACACAATCAGAGTGCGGATGCTGCGTGCGTACGGATCGTACAAGGCGAACGAGCTCGTCGAGGTGGACGAGTCCTTCGCCGCGAGGCTCTTCGCGTGGGGCTACGCGAAGCGGGAGACGCAGCAATCGCTGATCGAGACGGCAGCAGTGGAACCGGTCGCGGAGCGAGCAGACGTGACGCCACGACGCAGGGGGCGACGCCATGAATGACGGCAAGCGATACCGATCACTGAAGGTCGCCACGCAGCCGGTCGTCGAACCGGTGAGCGTCGCCGACGCCAAGGCTCACATCCGCGTCGATCACAACACCGACGACGCCTACATCGCTGCGCTCATCTCGGCGGCTCGCGAGTACTGCGAGACGTACATGGACGAGACGCTCGTGGACACGCAGTACGTGATGCGGCTCGATGCGTTTCCGGCGGTGATCGAGTTGCCCCGCCCGCCGATGAGCCAGACCGCCGGACGAACGGCGGTGTCGATCGTCTACACCGCGAGCGAGGCGGGCAACACGGCGACGCTCTCGACGACCGAGTACCGCGTCGATCGGGACGCGAAGCCGGGCACGCTGCGGACGCTCTATGCCGGATCGTGGCCGAGTCACCTCCTCGACTACGGCAGCGTCACGGTCACGTGGTGGGGCGGCCGTGGCGACGACGGCAGCAAGGTCTCGCCCCGCGTGAAGGCGGCGATCCTCATGCTCGTCGGGCAGTGGTATGAGCGACGCATGGCGGCCGACTCTGTGTCGCTCTCCGAGATGCCGTTCGGGGTGAAGGCGTTGCTCGACAGCGTGAAGTGGGGGAGCTACACGTGAACGGACGCATCATCGTCGATTCGCAGTTCACCGACACGGCGTCGTCCACGGGCGTGTCCTCGACGAAGGTTGTCTCGCTCCAGACCTCGAACGAGTACACGTCGGGCAAAATCGCCGTCGTCTCTGGCACGTGCGGTACGTCAGCCGTGACGATCACGCTCGCCTCGCCTGGATACACGGCGGCGTCGGGCTCTGCCGTATCGTTCTCGTCGGTCTCTCGGATCGTGTTCTCGGCGACCGGCGCAACGCTCGTGAAGTGCGTCGGCGGTGCCACGGGCAAGCCGCTCGTGCTGTCGCGTGCCGAGCAGGGTGCCGTCTCTGATGTCGGTGCGACCGAGACCTCGCTCCAGGTGAGCGTGGACGCAACCGCTGGCACGTCGTCCTACACGTTGGTGATGTATGGCGATTGATCCCGGCCGCCTCCGTGAGCGAGTCACGATCCAGCAGGCGACCGCCACGCGGAATCGCATCGGTGAGACAGTGCAAACGTGGGGCACGTTCGCCGAGGTGTGGGCGAGCGTTGAGGGGCTGTCCGGTCGCGAGGTTCTCCAATCCGGGCAGCAGCAGACCGAGGTGACGCACCGCGTGCGGATGCGATACGTGACCGGGCTGACGCAGCGCATGCGGCTCTCGTGGCGTGGTCGCATTCTGGAGATCACGAGCCTGCTCGAACACAACAACCGCACCGAGCACGAGCTCCTGTGCGTGGAGGCGATCGACTGATGGCGACCGCAGGAATCACGATCACCGCTGAGATCGCCGAACTGCGCGAGTTGCAGACGGCGATCGGTCGCATCCTAGAGCCGCCCGAAAAGGCTCGCATCATCGAAGAAGCGCTGAAAAAGGCGCTCGCCCCAGCGCTGGAGCGTCTGAAGCAAAACACGCCCGAGGGACCGACCGGCAACCTCAAGCGTGCGGCATCGGTGAAAATCGTGCGGTACTCAAAGGACGGCAACGCGGTCGGGCTGCTCGGCTACAAGCGTGCGGGGAAGGGTGCGAGCGAGTCGGCTCAGGGCGGTCGAGTTCGCAAAGGATCGGACCGTGCGTTCCACCAGTTCTGGCTTGAGCAAGGCACGAAAGACACTGTCATCGACAAGCTCTCGAACACGCCATACGCCCGCAAGTCGCACACGCGACGCAACCGCAGCGGCAGCGTCACGACTGTGCGAGCTCACCAAGTGAGTGGCCAGAACGCCTACTACGCCTCGTCGTTCAACAAGTTGGGGCCGTTCAAGCTCAAGCCGACACCGCGACCGCCGCGAGGCGAGGAAGGGCAGCGGGTCGAGACGCAGCCTGGGTATCCACAAGCGTTCTTCAAGCGGTCGTCGCAGCCGATCACGATCAAGGGTCTGCGGGCTGGCGGCATCCTCGGCCAGCCGCCGCTGAAGACGACGTGGGATCAGACCTCGACCACGGTCGCCGAGATCCTCCAGCGTGAGTTGCGGATCTCGCTAGAGCGTGCCCTGAGCACGCTGACGAGATCGGCTACTGGAACGCTCTGATAGCGCCGATGTTTCATCGTTTGGTAACTGCAAGGGTGGGGGTGTGACTCCATAGGTTCGGGATAGGCGAAGGCCGATCCCGAACATGGCATTCAAGTCACCCGAAAAAGCCGTCGCGGACGCGCTCGTCTCTGACCCGGACGTGGCCGCGATCCTCGGTGACCGGATTCACCCGGTGGTCGCTCCTGCCACGGAGACCCTCCCGCTCGCGACGTGGCGGCGTCAGGCGGTCACCCGTGAGACGACGCTCGGCAACACCCGTGGCGGGCTCCCGGTCGTGACGCTCGCCCTGGAGCTCTACGCCGAGACCTACCAAGAGGTCCGAGAACTGGCTGACGCCTGCCGGTCGAAACTGGATGGGTGGGGGACCGCCGTGTCATCCTCAGTATCAGTGCGACACGTCGCCTTGCAGAACGAGCAGGACGGGTTCGTGCAGTTGGCAGGTGGCGACCTGCCTCCGGTGTTTTCGGTCACGCAGACGTACACGATCCTCTGGCAGGAGACCTGACGATGCCCGATCCTTCGACGCCTCATGATGGTGTTGGAACGGTCCTCAACCTGTTCGGCACCGTCTACACGGTGACCAACATCGTGATCTCGAACACGAACCCCGGTGCTGCCGCCGAGGCGACCGTGGACGTGGGGCATCTCGGCCAGACGACCGGCGAGACGCTGGCGACGCTGAGTCGTCCGCTCGTGATTCCGGCCGACGACGGCGGGACGGGTCGCTCGGTGACGTTCGACTATCTCGGCAAGACGATCATCCTTGACGCGGCGACGGGCACGATCACGATCACGACCGGCGGCACCACGCTGATCAACGGCAAGGCCGCCACCGTGTCGAGCTCGACGCTGACGCTCGCGACGAACGACGCGATCCGTGGCCAGGCGACGATCACCGTGGCTCGCTGACCGTGACGGAGGTCCGTCATGGCTACGCGAGTCTCGGGAGTGACGGTTCGTTGGGGCGGTTCTACCGCCTCGACGGCCGTCAGCGGCACGGCCGTGCTTGAGGTGTACGAGGCCACGCTCAATCTCAAGCGTGAGCAGCCAGTCGCACGCACTGCGAAGTGGTCCCTCGATCTCGGGACGATCACGCTAGCTGCGTATTCGCGTGACGCACTTCCCGAGAGCGAGTACGGACAGCGACGCCTCCTGACGATTGAGGCGCAGAGCGATACGGGCGTGACGACGACGGCGACGTTCACTGTCTTCTCTGCCGACTGCGTCTACCTCGGTGCGAACGTGACCGGCGAATTGAACGGCGTCTGGAAATTTGACCACGACTTCAAAGTGATGGACACGCGCGGAGTGACCGTGGCGTATCCATCGTGAGGTGAGTGACACATGGCGACACTGACGGCAGAGCAGATTCTCGCGTCCAACGACGCCGGTCTCATGGGACCGATCACCGTGCCTGAGTGGGGCGGCGACGTGTACATCCGCGTGATGAGCGTCGGAGAGCGTGACTCCTATGAGCGGTTGTGGATTGGGAAGAAGGACAGCGGCATCGAGAACTTCCGGTCCGAGTACCTCGCCCGATGCTTGTGCAATGAGAAGGGCGAGTTGCTCTTCACTCGCGCCCAGGTCGTCGCGCTGGCGAGCCGCAGCGGTGCGGTCGTCGGTCGGCTGTTCGACTCGGCCCTCAAGCACAACAACATGACGGAGGCCGATGTCGAGCAGTTGGCAAAAAACTAAACGCCTCGCCATCGCGTCGGTTCCTCTTCGCGCTGGCGGGGCATCTG